CTTGATAAGCCTCTTCCATAATTGTTGTTTCAATGACTATCACACGACTGGAATCAACACCGCACATTGCTGCGTACTCAGGAACCCACTGCTCTGCAGCAACCCAGACTGTTGTAAACTCTGGATCTTTTGCTTGGTTTGCAGCAATTGTCTTTAGTGCAACCGCAGTCTTACCGTGTGATGGTTCTCCAATTAGTTCGTTCCACTGATTTCCTGGAAATCCTCCTCCAAGGACGTAATCCAATGTAGTAGACCCAGAGGTAAAACGAGGCATAATATCGGAACGGATATCACTAGCGACCACAACAACACCCGCACCGAACTTCTTATTGAGTTGGGCAACAATCTTCTTGGCTTCATCGTTCATTCTCTTCCTCCACTAAAGTTACAAATTTACAATTAAATGTAGGAATCTCTACAAATAGATCATCGTCCATCACTGAGGTGTTCTTACGAATTACACTACCACGATTAAAATCAAATCCATCAACTATCAAAGCATGGGTGTGTTCGCTATTTAACATTACAAAAAAAGTATCTTCTTCAGGATGTTTCTTTGCAAACTTTTGTTTGCGTGCTGGAAAATGAACTTCTCCAAAAGGAAACTTAGACCCTGACCAATTATGCTTTACTTCTACTTCGTAGTATAAACGACTTTCATAAGCCGTATCACAAATGATGTCAATACCATATTGATCTGGATTAACATAAGCATTGTGTTCATCACTGGTGTTTAACCATTTTATAATAATATCTTTAGCGTAATCGTTATCAGCGTAGAGTTGAGAATCAAAAGGTTTAGCCATCGATGCGACCAATTATTCCCTGTGGATTCCAATTACTTTGACCATCATTTCCTCTTGAAGACTTAACTGGGCCTTCAACTTTTGCACCAGTTAGTGAGCCGTAACGACTTCCAGATTGACTAATTGGGTAACCGCAGTCATAACAACGTGGTGCTGCATTTTGAACTGACATGTAATTTGTGCCACCACACTCTGGACAAGACGCAGTCTGATTTGCACTTTGTGCTTTGGAAACTGGTGGTGGCGGTGGTGGAGAGTAAGGAGTCATCGGTTGTTGCGATGGTGGCATAGGGTTATTTACAGGACGTACCGCTTGTGGAGTCTGTTGTGGTTGCCCACCAAGTTGTTTTGCCCACCAGTCTGCACTACTCATTTCATACCCCAATACAATACGCTAAAAACTATTACAACAAAACTTGCTATTGCAACATTAAATTTCATTTTGCTTCTCCCCACTTGTTAACAATCTTTACTTCTGCAATAAGCGGAACAGTTATCTCTGGAATCTTTATACCTTCCATAGACTCACGGATGGCTTCCGCAACCTCTTCTGCTAGATCTTCACGAGCAACAGTAACGAGTTCGTCATGCACAGTCAAAATGACATTCGCATCTGGCTCATCTAAAAAACATGAGTGAGCCCTTACCATCGCCAATTTCATCAAATCTGCAGCAGAACCTTGAATAACTGTATTAAAAGCCTGTCTATCGGCACGGGCCTTCAACCCTCTATCACTACTCTTTAACTCTGGAATGTAACGACGACGGCCAAATATGGTCTCTACATAAGGTGTGGGTGCTCTACCTGTGGCTTGACGTATTACTCTTGCCTTGTACTTTGAGATATCGCTGAATTGTTCTTCAAAGCGATTTAGTAAATCTTTAGCATCACTAACAGAACAACCAATACTCTGAGCAATTTTTTCAGGACCAACACCGTAGGCAATAGATAGAACCAATACCTTTCCAGCCTTGCGGTCTACTCCCATGGTGTCACCGATGGTTGTGTAAATGTCTCCACCACTACGATAGTTCTCTACCATGATCGGGTCTCCAGAGAATGCAGCAATGATTCGTGGTTCGATCTGTGAGTAGTCCGCCATGATTAACTTATATCCTGGAGGTGCAACAAAGAGATTACGAATCAACTTACCGTACTGACCACTACTAGGTATGTTCTGTAAATTTGGATCACTACTGGAGAAACGACCTGTCTCTGCTCCATGCGCTTTAAAATTTGTGTGAACTTTGCCGTTAATCATAAGGCTCTTTTTGTCCACAATTTTTTCTTTACCCATAGTAGTGCGGGTAATTTCACCGCCAAGGTAAGGCATCACGTAGGTAGTCATCAATTTGTTTAAATCTTGATACTCAAGGATGGCATCAACAAGTTCATCCTTGCTTCTATAAAACTCAAGAGCATCTGAAGAAACTGAGTAGTGTTGAATCCCTAAAGAGGCAGGGCTAGTTGCTGCTACATCTTGCCCCTTGGCTGTCAATGCAACTCTAATTCTTAAGTTAGGTTTAATACCACGACCCTCTGGCTTAGGCGAGAACAACAATTCCTGTTTCTCTTTAACTGAGTTCATTGAGAAAGGTCTTCCAACTAACTTCCATGCCTTTGCTTTTGCGGCATCAATGTCTATGTCAAGTCGTGCTTTGAGTGACTTTAGTTCTTCTACATCAATGTTAGCGCCAGTAAGTTCCATATCACACAGTGCAGCAACAACATCCATCTCTAATGCCCATACACGCTTAAGACTTCCTTCTAACCTAGGCTCTAGTGCCTTGTAAAGTTTCCAAGTAACCTCTGAGTCAAAGCCTGAGTAGTGTGCAACATCACTAAACGAGTGCACCTCAACCATTGCACCAATACCTTTTTCAACTTTGATACCAAGAGTTCTTTCAGCGCAGGCTGCAAGTCCAAGCGCATTCTTACTACGGTTGTCAATAACAAATGAAGCCATCAATGTATCAAAATGTGGTTTAGAAGGAACAACACCACGGTAGTACTTTGCAATTGATTTAAGATCAAACTTAACGTTATGACCAATCTTTAACTTGTCACTAAAGAACAACGGTTTTAACGCTTTGAATACATCTCCAGGAAGTAACTGTTCTGGTGGAGCACCAAATACAGGTGTCCACTTGGCTTGGTTCTTTGAGTAATCGTCTTCTCTTAGTTCTTTTCCAGCATCAAGTTTACGACGACCACTAAGAAGCAATTCTTTATCCCAGTGTAAGAACTCGCCATTGGGATGTCCCATAGGAATAACGTCGGTTCGATCTTCTGTTGCTAAAGAAATCCACAGCACATCGTTTACAACAGGCTGTATACGGTTCTCACCAACTGACTCTATGTCAAACGCAAAGGCATCTACCTTGGAGTAAAACTCAACAAGGTCTGCTAACTGTTCTTTAGTAGTAATTATGTTCATGTATCCCTCAATTGTTTAATGAGAGAGGGCCTGGAAACGGAAGTAAACAGACCCTCTCTCGGTGGAATCGTCTTTAGACGGAGCGAGCAACCTCAAGCATTTCGGAGCGAGGGGTCTCCCGAATAACTTCTGCTGTGAACGGAACAGCGGATGCTACTAACTCTTGAACATCATCGATGCTCAACTTCCATTCCTCTGCTAAGTCACGGCCACGAACGAAGTTGAGGGTGTACTGCGTTGTTGGGCCTGTGCCTAGTCGAGAAATTTCCCAGAACTCTTTTGAAAGAGGTCCTTTACGCTCGTCATCGTGCGCTTTCTTTATTTGACGAGCAAGTGATGGTGGTGCTGTCAAGATCTGTACGCCCTGTACTTCTCCAGTCAACACAAGAATGTTGAATGCAAATTTGCCACGAGGCTTGTCACCAAGTACGTCGCAAAGTGGGCAGGCTTCTCCGATACATACAAAGGACTTCTTACCCTTTGGGCGTTCAATCCAGTGCTGCTCATATGAAGCGAATGGTGCATCTCCCAAGAACTTAATTAGTTGTGGTTCTTCAGAGAAACGGAAGTCAGTTGGAAATTCAGAAGTATCTGACTTTACGATTGCGTCAAATGCATCCCAGCCTTCTTGAACTGTGGTGCCGACTTTTGGTGTTGCGTCTTCGCTATCTTCTGACAGATAAGCGTCTGTCTCTATTGTTGGTTTTGTGATTGGCATATGTTTCTTTCGGTAATGAGGCCTACTGGCTCTCGGTGGATGTGATGTCCTTCCAGCGCTTTACTAAAGCCTCTGTAAGGTCTTCGTACTGGCCCCACTCTACACGAGCAGAACCAAGTAACCCTCTGCGATTGAATTCTTCAATAGCAGATTCTATAAGCGCTCTAGTATAAACCCGATTCCCTCCAGTCTTTTGACCACGTAGGGTCTTAGACCGAAGTCGATACGGGGCACGTGGGATATACCCTTTGCGCTCCCAAAGACGGATAGTGACAATTGTCTTTTCCAATGCCTGTGCTAATGCACCGATTGTAAAGACTTCTGTCTCTACTCCGTTCAATGTTTTAATGATTGAGTTTGAATCCCAACCATTACTCTCACCGCTTCTGCGACGAGAAACCTTTGGATCTATTTCACGACGTTTCTTTTTTGAACCAGGAATGTATTCAAGATCAGCAAATGCTTTTTCGATCTCGTCATCTCCACGCAAACCAGCCATGAGTTATATTCCTTTTACTTATTTGAGAAACGATTTGGGACTAACTTACAAAACGTAACGTCATCAAATGCTGCTTTCCAACTATGGTGACGACCTTTTGGATCAACGCACACGTAGCCCTTTAAGTTTGGAAGAGTCTTCTCTTCTGCATTTGCTGGAAACATTAGTCCTGCTGTAACGATTGATACTGCAATCAGTGTCTTCATAGCGCCCCTATTTCTTGTTCATCACGAGTGCCCATACAACACTCTGTGGATACATCTCGTCTACTTCTGCCTCTGTAAGTTCATCGTTGTATAGAGCAGCCATCAAAGCATCTTCATCAACAACACGGATCGTCTTGTAAAGTTTATCTTCAAGACCCTTTGACTCAATAAGTGCGTCAGCAGCAAGTTCATCAATCTTTCTTGTTACACGGCGCTGCTTTACTACAGCAACAAAACCTTCTACCTCTGTAGGAAGTTCAATTACTAAGTTTCCTTTAGAATCAACTTCGCCTTCATTATCTAAACGTTCAAATAACTGAGCCTTTAATTCTTTTTGTTTTTTTTCCCAGTATTCCATTTGCTTCTTTGTAAACGCATATTCTTTTGCTTGAGCAATTAAGTCATTCTCATCTGCGCTACGTGGTTCTACATCTTTTACTCTTGCCATTATTCCCCCTACGGTCTTGATTTCTGAAGAAACCCTATCAGACTTCCAACGGTCAGATCAACGCCACCCTTGGTGTTGATGCCCTGCCCATCCATAATTGCATCTGCTACGGCGTTCTTTTGCTGGAGCATATCATGTTGTCGTTCTTCGATCGAATCCTCAATCAGTAAATCTTGAATGGTGATACTAGGCCAACGGCTAGACGCACGCTTGATACGGCCATTGCGTTGCACCGCTAATCCTGCAGACCAAGGAAGATCGTAGTTAACGAGAAGGTTGGCGTTAGGCAAATCTACTCCATACCCTCCAGCATCTGAGGATATAAACACACGACATGTTGGATCAGTAAGGAACTTTTCTTTGCTGGCTTCTTTCTCTTTGGCGTTCATATCTCCCGTATACAAAGTTCCGCCAACTTCTGCCTGTATCAGTTCTAACATTCCTACCCATGAAGTAAAGATAACTACCTTTGCATCCGTATCAGTATCTAGGTGATCGTTTACATAGGTCTTTAATTCTTGCAGTTTCTGGGATTTAAGAACACCATCTAATAAGCCCCGTTCTTTTAGGCTAGAAACATAGGCACTACCTGATCCAAGTTGCTGATCAAACAATGCTGCGCTGTTGTGCAGTAGTTGAGGATGATCACACAGCATTCTTAGTGCGGTTATCTTAGACATGATAGAACCACGCATCATGTCTGCAGAACTTCCTGGCTGACTGTCGTGCCCATAATGAACAAACAAAGAGAAGTTTGATCCAAGCAACTGCTGTGCTTCATAGAGTTCATTGCTGAGTTCGTCTGCAATAAAGTTATAAAGTGTTGAAGATTTTTTATCAAAAGAAACAAACATAGGATCTCTATGAATTGTGTCTGGAAGATATGGGGCTACATCTGGATCTGTCTGCACTTTACGTACAGATGCTTGCTTCATCTTCTCGTGAAAGATAGGTAAGTTTCTGTAGCGTTGTACTCCACCAAAATGATTACGCACAATAAAGGTCTGATCAAACAAATCAAACCTACCTAGAAGTGTGTCATCTACAAACTGCATAATGCTGTAGACCTCTTCTGGTCTTCCATTTTCAATAGGGGTACCAGTTAACGCAAATCTAATAGGAACTTTTGAGGCTAACTTCTTTACAGCCTTTGCTCGTTTGGATCTAAATCCTTTTATAGCAGTTGCCTCATCGCAGATTACTGCGCCCCATTCGTAGTCCTTTATGATGTCCCAATCTCCTACGATGGTTTCATAGTTACATATTACGTAGTCGGTGTGGTCTCCCCACTCCATCTCACGCATCCATCTAATTGTTCTTGTGGACTTAGAACCGTCTAATACTGCGGCACCTGAATCAGAAAACTTTTGTATTTCCTTTTGCCATTGGTACTTCAAACTAGATAAACCAATAATTAAAACAGGTTTTGTTATATCCCCAGAGTCTTTTAATTTTTCTATTGCCGCAATTGTCATGCAAGTTTTACCAAGACCCATCTCATATGCAACAAGCATCTTCTTACGATCAGCCATCTTATCAACAGCATCTACTTGATATGGTTTTAGAGTTCCTTTAAACATTGTCTATCGGCGTTGGTGCGGTCGCTAAAGCGTGACACAGATAACATTCCATGTCTAGCATATAGATTGATATTTCCCCATCTTCAAACATAGCCTTAACATTCCATAGCGTTGAACCGCATATGCATACTTCAATAGGGGTGCCACGTAAATCCATCATAGGTAGGCAGCCTTTCCTAAAATAGAAGTCTTTGCAGTGCTTATTCCTCGTTCAATTTCTTCCTCAGTCATGTCGCCAACGTCTTTAACATCAATGTCTTTATAGTTAAAGTAATAGAGATCCATACCGTACTTGCGAGCCAGTACCCGCATCTGTTCGTTGGCGGTGTGACCAGCCTTATCGTTATCAAAAGCCGCAATAATCTTTGGAGCACGGCGCATTATCTTTGCCTGCTCTTCACTCATGATTGCTCCAAAAGTTGAGATCGCACTCTTACCCAAGCCAGTCAATCTGACTGCATCTAAAGGTGACTCTACAATTATTAAATCGTGCTTCGAACTCATAATCTGTACGCCAAATACAGTCTTTGACTTCTTAACTCCTGCAGGTTGATTACGAAAGAACCGCCCACGAGCACCCTTCTCTTGCCAACCTAAAAGCGTGCCATTGTCTGGATCTCTAATAGGAAGAATCCATGCGTCATTTTTTTCATCCCATAGAACTCCGTGAATTTTAACTGATTCTCTAGTTAGAAACCTCTTCTTCAATTCAATGTCTGGTGGATCAACGTAGACCGCAAGTCGAGCCTCAGACATAGGTATGGTCTCTTCAGGTTGCACATACTGTGGGAGGTCTTTGATTCTACGCATCAATGCATCTAATGGGACTTCAGCGTTTTCGCCAATGTAATCTTGAGCATCAAAGTAAGAGATACCTTTTATGTCAGAAATTAATGTGTATATGTTTCCCTTGTAACCACAAGAAAAACAAATGTGTGCGCCGCTCTCGGTATTGATCCACCAAGAAGGAGAGTGATCTTCTTTTCCTGTGCGCTTCTTGTGCATGGGGCACAAGCCATTAACCTCAACTCCACGCTGTGCATGAAGGGGCAAATCTAAATTAAGAAGAATCTTTTCAACATCTACCACTGCTTGCCCCAGTCAGAGCAGAACTTACACTTCAACATCTCGTCTTCATCATGGAAGCAGCCGCTCTCCCAACGCCATGTAAGGGCAGTCTCACTAGGCCCACAGTTACGGCTTGCAACAATCTTTAATAGACGGATTTCCTCATCTTCTTCAACTGGCTCAAGTCCAAGGATTACATCTGAGTCCTGAAAAAATGAGGATGAGTAACCAATAGAGTCTGCAGTAACTTTTCCTGCACGCATCTTCCATAGAAGAGTCTGAGTAGTAATCACTACTGGTTTGTCTATCTTCTGAGCCATACGCTTTAGGGCACGAGTTATATTTGTGATGGCTTGGGGAGTATTCATCTCTCCACTAACTTCATCAAGCATTAAATAAACACCGTCTACAAATACAATGTCTGGCTTTGTCTGTTCAATCTTTGCAGACAATGCCGAAACTGTAATCCCATTTACCGCATCAACCAAGTGGAAAGACTGTTCATTCTCCATCTTGTTTAATATGTCTATGTACCTTGATTCTTCTGCTGGAAGTAACTTACCTCTACGAAGACGGCCGTGAGAAATGTTTGCTCTCATTGCATCGTGGCGCTGTTGTTGCTCGTGGTTATTCATTTCAAAAGATTGAAACATAGGTATCTTGCCTTGAAGGTGGATATTGATAGCCATCTTCAATGCGATCTGTGACTTACCAGTTTTAGGAGGAGCGATGATAGTTACCAGTTGACCGCCCTGCAGTCCAGCAGTTGCTTCATCAATCTTTGCAAAGCCAGTAGGAATTCCTAAGAACTGTTGATTCTGAAGCGCTTGATATTCTTTGTAACGTTCTTCTGTGTTCTTAGTTAAGTCAATCTCATGAGTACCAAGTACACCTTGTTCATTGACTTTAGAGATCGTCTGCTCCATAGCAAGCAGAGCGGCATCGTGGTTATTATCCTGTAGTTGTTCTACAGCGTTCTCTAAACCCTGTCGTGTAAGGAGACGACGACGGAAAGAAACCATCGTGTCTAGTAGATAGTCAATACTGTCTTGAACATCTAAGACTTTAAAGTTTGGGTAATGATCCTTTACCGTAACTGAAGTAGGAACTTCGCTGTACTCACCATAGTGTTTACGAACAAAAGACCACACACGTTTGTTGTCGTCATCTAAAAACCATTGTTCACTAACACCTATTTGAAGAGCAGGCACTATCTCTCTGTCACGGATTATCTTACTTATCAGACGATGTTCGTTGTCCGATGCCATTGTGCCCCCCTTACATATTCTCTATTTGTACTCCTGCTGAACCGTATCTTGCAACTCTACCTGGGATATCGATTATGCCCCGTAGATTAGCACGATATGGAATTCCCATAACCAACTCATCTGGATCATCATAGAGTTGCCAGTAGTTAAATGGGTTAACCACTCTCTTCTCTAATTTATCAAAAGCCTTCTCAAGTAACTCTTCTGTCCAACCTTGATCGGCATACCCAGCAAGTTCTAAAGAAACGCCGTACTTGTTTGCAAGAATCCAAAGTTTGTTTGCATTTTGCAAATCTATGTTGCCGATCTTATGTTCAATCTTTTTTGATAAAAGTCTTTTGGTCTCCTCTTCTACAAGACCAATTACTACATCTGTAAGACAGACGACTTGGAGAGAGGAGACATTAGAGATGTCTCCGTTTTTCATATGACTTCTACTTTAGCGTATCTAACTACAAAGTCACGAAACGATTTGGCATCTTCGCTTGCCTCTACAGCAAGTTCTTCCGCTATCTCGTTTGGTACAAGGATAGAATAATGACCTCTGTTTAATTTCATACGATTGTTTACAAAGGTAGCGTGTTTACATACATACTGTTTGCGCCACACAGGGCAGTTGCATCGAGTCTTTTTTGTTTCAGTATCAACTTCTACCTCAAAGACTCCAGCCGCTTGAGCAGAGATGAACAACTGGACTGTACGCCAATCGTTCTTCATGCTCATCCCTTTCATTGTGCTGCTCTCAAATCTGAACCAATGATAGGGACTCGGATGAAGGCCTCGTGAGCAAAACTTGCCATCGCTTCCTTGTACTCCGCTTCCCAATTCTCAAGTCTAACATTTGTAGTCACGATTGTCGGGAGAGCCTTGTCGTATCTTAAACGAAGAATTTCATCAAAAGATGTATCGTCGTATTTAGATCCGTACTCTTTACCCAGATCATCGATAACAAGTATGCGAACATTGAGCCAGTCAAACTTTGAGCGTCCATGAAAGCCATCAAGTTCATAAACCATATTGCGCTTATCCTCGTGATCCGCATCAAAGGTTGATTTTTTTCTTGATAAAAACTCAGGGTAAGTCATGTAGTAGATGGGTCTGGCGCTAAGGCCGTAGTCGCTGACACTGAGTCCTAGAACCTTTGCAGCCTCTACATCGTTCTCTGGCAAGTGACGCAAGAACTCCATAGCGGCAACTACTGCATGAGTAGTCTTGCCAATTCCTGGGCCGCCATCAAACAGAAGGCCAACGCCATTAATGCCGATGTTGCCAACCTGCTTTATAACTTGCCCACTCGTAGCATCACTGATCCACGTCGCTACCTCATCAGGGAAATAACCAGAACGATCAACAATGTCCTGTGGCTCTAATCCCAGAAAGCGACGTGGGATATTTGAGTTACGAAGTAGCCAGTGCTTTTTGATCGCTGGTAATTGATTAATGTCGTACATTAAGTGTTGTTACCCTCGTATTCGTATTAGGCCTTGAAAGAAAGTTTGCCTTCAAACGCCATAGGCTTTCCCTTAGCGTCTGGAGGAGTTGTTGTGCATGCAGTCATCTTCACAGACTTACGTGGCGTTAACTTCTGAACCATCTCCTTGATCCATCGCTTACCTGCTGAGGCATTAGCCCAAGCCGCTGTAGTAACAACATCAACTGTGTCAACACCGTCTTCTTGAACTGTGACAGTAGCCATCCATGCGCCACCCTTTTCAGGATTCTTCTTTA